TATGATAAACACCCCCTGCCCCACCTGCCACGCCCCGACTATGCCCGCCCCACCCTGGCGCGGGTTTCTGGTTCGCGCTCTCGCGTAGCCAGATAACTAATAATACACTGTTACGGGGTGATAGTGCAAGTGACATTACGCCCACACCTTTACCGGCTCTTTCGCGCCCATCGGCCACGAAACAACCAACGTTCTACCGGCTGCGTCCGTCACATCATCCCAGGCCAAAACGCGAGAGACAACAAAGCGGCCTAAACTCTCTACGCCTTCTGCCAAAATATAGCCGGTACGCAACGGGGCGCGGTACAGGTCACTCGGCTGGTGTCGTTTGTTGTTGCCCGTAAGTGACGCCTCTAAAGCCTGCCCAGCATCATACCGGCTCTTTTTGCGCTGATCACCCAGCACCGCCCAGGCTTCCTGGAGGCGCAAAAAGCGAACGTGCGCATCAGGCTCCCGGCAAACGTCTGGATGCGTCTGCTTGACCATTCGCTGGTATGCAGATTTTAGCGCCTGTTCATCGTCGCCTTGTTTGGCTCCCAGAATAGCGTACAGTGTAGCGGTGCTGCTTGCCCGCTGAAAGTCATCTTCAAACCAGGCGCGTAAGGTTGCCTCAGGCAGGATGACGCCCCATGCACCAGACGCGAGTAAGCCCATCGCGCTTATGTCACCAGGGGCACGCTCTTTACACTGACCGATGTAATGGATCTCGAGCAGGCGCGTCTCAACTACCGGCTTACTGGCAACGATTTCGGGAAACGTCATCCCTAAAGCGTTTTCAGCATTGCGCTTTTGGTCGGCTGCGATAATCCAGGCTTTGCGGTCATTGTTCCAGCTTCGGCCGGTAGAAGGGATTGACGCTTTGAGAGCGGCCACCGCGCCGGGGTCATACGGGAATTTGACGCAGTAAGCGCCGTTTTCGATCGTTACGCTAAAATCTTTCGCCATGTGCCTTGTCTCCTAAAGAGCGCCGGTAAGTAACGTCACTACCGGCGCTCTTTCATGTCCTACTTTACGCCGCTTTGACTGTACAGCCAGGCTTTGGTCAGGCTGATTTCAGCCTCGATGCACTTGCGGTCGATCTCGATTTGTTCCAGACTGTAACGCGCTTTGGCTTCGTATTCCTGCAAAAATGGCAAAGCGGGCGACAGTTCAATGGCGGCATTTTCGCCAGCCTTGCGGGTTTCTGCGTTTTTGATGTCGATCGTGCCAACCGCATAACCTTCGGTAATTACGCGCACTTTTTCACTGTCAACCGCTGCGGATGCTTGCAGCATTTCGTGCATCAAAGTACGCTCAGCGCGTAGGGCATTACCGTACGCATCAACCAATTCAGTGAGAAATTTATGATCCATCTTACTCGCTCGCTTTCTTTTCTAATTCGATCGCCTGCTGGATAGTCGCTTCGATTTCAGCGCACTTTTGCATGGTATCGGGTAAAATGCTATCACATGCGGCCAGTACAGCATCCGCGCCATACTCGCTGATAAGGCGCTCAATCTCAGCGGCAGGGTTCGGGGTGCTTGTCATGCTCACAGCATCGATGATATCGCCCTGATCGTTGATCGCTAAACCGTATTGCTCGGGCATTTTCAGAAAGTGCGTTAAGCCGCACGTCACATCAGACGCGGCCACGTCACAGGCAAAGCCGATGGCGCGGTACATGCACATGTTTTCTGGGTATTTCTCCCAACCGCTATCCGGTTTTAGGAGCCCGGCGCGCTTCGCATCTTCCAATGTCCAACGGGCGGTAAACTCCAGCCCGTTTTGACGGCGGATGTAGCACTCGTATCCCATGAACACGCCTTTACCATCAACCAGGCGTTTGAGTTTCGTCTCAGCGATTACCGGCGAATTTTGCACCAATGCCCACGCGCCACGCGGGGCCAAGCTGGTTTTACCCTGCACGTTCTGGATAAGTTCAATACTTGCGGGGATGGTAAGTCCCAGATGGACGCCCCAAAGGATGATATTCGTCATCTTCGGCGCGCTCATGTTGTTGGCAGGGCCGATCACGGACGCGATGGATTGCATCATTGCCCACTGGCCCTCGGACGGTAACGGCTGGATCGCCGTTTGTTGTACCTGTGTTGCGAGTTGGTAATTTTTTTGCTGTTCCATTAGCTTGTATATCCTTTCAGTTTTGAATAGTCGGTCCAGGCTTCATTCCAGCTTTTGTAATGCGCCTGTGTTTCTTCGCAGTACTCAATAAACTCAGCGCGGACCGTATCAATCACGGTGTACAGCGTAGAGCCGCACAAGTACGAGAGCGTGCCAGATGATAGGGCGCGGGCCTGAATAACCAAGCCTTCGCGCCCGTCGTCTCTGTCGCTCATTCGAAACTCACCGTAACTTAATAGCCGTTGTCCATCAATTCGCGGATGGTTCGGCGGACTGCTTTGGTGGTCGGGCAGCAGCGCATTTTCCAATCACCATTGACGCGCCAGCAAACCTCGCGCATGTGGCCGTAGTAAGCGCCTGAAAGCCGATAAGCCTTGTGAATTTTTACGGTTACGTTTGTCATGTCTGCGTTCTCCTTGACCTAATATTATCATATGTAACTAACTAAGTCAAGCACAAATTACGGCCAGTTTTTGATCGTCTTGTAAGCCCAGAACGCGGCGTATCATACGCTTACGCCCCTCAGCAATACCGGCGATTTTCGGCGCATCCGGGCCGATATCAGTCAGGATGTCAAAAGCCCATGCCGGGGTTGTGCAAACTTCCAAGATCGCCGCCGAAAGTTCAGGGCCGATACCATCAAACGCGCATAATACCCGCTCTTCTGGGGTCAGCGGCATAATCTCATGGGTAGGGTTGATAATCATTTTTGTATGGTCACGTTGTGCCAGGCGTTCCAAGCACGGGGCATAATCCAGATCGCCAGCACAAAAGATCACCGGTACGCCGCTCTCTTGGATGCTGAGTAGCGCACCCTGCACCGCGTGCCAGTTCCAACCCTCGCCATGCTTCGAGCCGGGGATGATACATTTGCCCGTCTGGGGGTTGCGTAGGATTTCGCCGGTAATCACAAGGAAAGGTAACTCCCCCTTGTCCCGGCGCTCTTGCATCATCCGCGCGGCCTGATCGAAAATATGATCGTTGGGGATACTACTCAGAAAGTCGCTGGGAGTTTTGCGCTCCACGTTGAGAAACATCCCATTGGCGCAGTAAACTTTTGCGTCGCCGGTATCGAGCTGTTGTACCAGAATCGGTACATCGGTCAGTTGCGCCGGGGGTGTGTGTTGCCAGTTCTTGAGCCAGGTATCCTCCCGGCTGTCGATTGATAGGGCGAGGATGGATGTCATTTGATATGTCCTCGGCATCCTGTTTTGGGATCGAAATTATCACACCCTGCGCCGATAATAATTTCGCGTCCTGCTGCAAATTCTTGCACAAGACCGTCGTATGCTTGTTCTGATGTTAACGGGGTTCCATCATCGTTGACAAAAGCAGTATCGCCGTAAACTTTGCAAAAATTGTCTTTCCCCATTTCGACAAAAGAGCGTATTGATACTGAAATATGATAACTCGTTGCTTGCTGTTTTTCGTCCATTGCGCCTTTACTCCTGATAAAATAGCCCGCCCCTTTCGAGGTGGGCCCGGTAAGTGTTGCACGCTCTTACTGGCAGGCTTCAATAATCATCGCTTCAATCTCGGGGCTCTCGTGCGTAAACCGCCCTTTGAAGAAGTTATTGGTGCTGATCTGCGTTGCCACATGATCGGTGACGGCGGCCAGGTCTTTACCCTTGATTTCCACGGCGCGGGTAATGATGCTTTTCGCCAGGGCCATCAGCGTTTCAGTTTTCACGCCGCTTGTTATCGGTGCCGCAACGGGGGCCGGGGCCGGGTCAAGCGCCGGGAAGGCGGCATCACTCAGGGTTGACACAGGATCGCCCGCTTTGGTCGCAACATAATCGTCCAAGCATTCATCCTGCGAAGCGAAAACTTTGACGAAAAGGAAGTCTGTCAGTTCGCCGCGTTCGCCGGTTTTCACGCCGTCCTTTTTCTTGTCGTAAAACTTGCCATTCGGCTTCTTGGCGATTTTGACGAATTTGCTGTGAATATCACGCGCCGAAATGCCCAGCGCCTTGATGGACGGCAGCACAACCGCCGCCCAATCTTTGTTATTCCAGCCGGTAACGTTGCCCTTGAACTCGGTATTGAATTTCGCGTTCATTTCGTCCAGAGGAACAATGACAATTTCAATGCGGATGAACTTGTCTTTTTCGCTGTAAATGTTTTCGTCGAACCGCTCAGCCGCGCTCGAGCCTTTGGGCCAAACCGCCTCGAACATTTCAACGAAAGCTTGTCCCCACGTCTCATAAGTGGGCTTTGTCTCAACGGCATTGTCTGCCTGATCGAATAAATCTTGATTGTTCATGGTTGCCTATTCTCCTGTGTTGTGATTGATTGAAGTTGAAGCCAGAGCGGCTTTCAACTGTTGGATAAAATAGCGGCGATTACTTCTCGCCTGACGGTGGATTTTTGCGCTTTGTGCATACCACATGATCGAATTGCGCACGTTTTCAAGAGCGCCGGTACAAGTGATGCACCCGCATCTCTTCGCACTGTCGCGCGCCTGTTTGGTGGTCATGCTGGTAACGGCGCGCCCATCGGCATCGCAGAGCTTGAGCATCATGTCATCAATCTCAGCGCGCCACGCGGGGCCGGGGAGGTTGACGATCTCTTGATACCAAGTCTCATAATCGGGCATGGTCGCCTTGATAACTTTCAACTTGACATCATACGGGCCGGGGACTTGCGCGTCAAGAATTTCACCAGCAGTAAACCGATTGTGGCGCGAATTACCGTTAAGAACGCCGGTAGGTGGAGCCATTATTCAGCGTCCTTCGGTTCGGCTTTTTTGGTCTGATTTGTGATTGAACTGCTCACGCGCGGCCAAAACTAAATGGCCAATCAGTTCGCTATCCGGAGCCATGTGGATATGGCTTTCGCGCGGGATTTCAAAACTCATCTCGGCATTGCCATCGGTCGGATTTTTCCAATCGCGTTCAGTTTCGGAGACGGTCACAGAAATGGTAATCTTCAATCGCTCATCCATTACCGGCTCACTTTCTCGCTCACGGTCGTAACTTGCCCGTAGAGCAACATAATCGCCCGGTGCAAAATTTCTGCATCGCTTTCGCCTTGCCAAGCGCCCATCTCTTTCACGCGGGCAACGTCGCCCATGCTGATCGAGTAGGTTTTCGTTTGTTTGATCTTATCGGGGTCAAAGGGTACTGTTTGCTGTTCGTCCATGCGTTTGATCTCCTTTTTTGTTAGTTTCATACATCATACTTGTAACTAACTAACTTGTCAAGTGCCAATTTATATGTAAACAAAAAGCCGTTTTGCTTACATATCGGGTGCAATATACAAACAGCCCCACATATAGTAGGGCTGTTTTTACGATATGCCGGACTTTTACCGGCTCATATTTGGGCATGGAATTACAGAGGCCTGTCAGAGCATCATTCTGCTATCGTAGCCCCGCCGCGTTTACCGTGCGCTCGGTTCCGTATAACCTTGGCGGGTGGGCTGTTTACTGTTCGGGACGCAACCCCAAGACACTTTAGGACGCGCTTTTATTTTACCAGAAAATGCTACTTGACATAATATAACTAACTACTATAATAGAGAGCAGGAGAACAATCTAATGCAAATCAAAAAACGTTTTGACAATAGTATCATTTTTGAAAATGACGCGGATACAATGCGTCAGACCGTATTGGACGCAAAGAGCGCCGGTATTGGCCTGAGCGGAGCCGACCTGAGCGGAGCCGACCTGAGCGGAGCCAACCTGAGCGGAGCCAAACTGAGCGGAGCCAAACTGAGCGGAGCCAAACTGAGCGGAGCCGACCTGAGCGGAGCCAAACTGAGCGGAGCCTACCTGTACGAAGCCGACCTGAGCGGGGCCAACCTGAGCGGAGCCTACCTGTACGAAGCCGACCTGAGCGGGGCCAACCTGAGCGGAGCCAACCTGTACGAAGCCGACCTGAGCGGGGCCAACCTGAGCGGAGCCAAACTGAGCGGAGCCAACCTGAGCGGAGCCAAACTGAGCGGAGCCTACCTGTACGAAGCCGACCTGAGCGGAGCCAACCTGAGCGGAGCCTACCTGAGCGGAGCCAAACTGAGCGGAGCCTACCTGTACGAAGCCGACCTGAGCGGGGCCAACCTGAGCGGAGCTACCGGCGTTTTTTCCTTTGGGCCAATTGGCAAAATGGGCCGCATCGGTTACGCAGTCGATAGTGCCGATGGTGTTGTGTTTGCTCTCGGCTGTTTTTGGGGCAATGAAAAAGAAGCTATTACCGCCATCCGTGCCAAATATGGCGCGAAAAGCACGTACGAGGCGCAGGTCGAACTTGCCGCTAAAATCATCGTGGAGCGCCGATAATGGATGCGCTCTCTAAAACCTTCATTCCCGGCTCCCTGGCATCCCAGGCGGTCAATACCGGCCACAGTATCGCAGAAACATTCGTCGGGGCCGATGTCATTGTGCTGGTTGATACCAGTTCCAGCATGCGCGACCGTGACAGGACAGACAAGTCACGCTATGAGCGCGCCTGTGATGAGCTTGCAAAAGTGCAAGCCAGCCTACCGGGTAAGATCGCCGTGCTGAGTTTTGGCGATATGGTTCTGTTCTGCCCGTCAGGCATACCCACCCAGCCATGCGGTATGACAAACTTTACCGGCGCTCTTTCTTTTGCCAAAGTCGCCGACATCGAAGGGATGAAATTTATCATCATCTCGGACGGTGAGCCCAATGATGAAAAAAGCGCCTTGCAGGTTGCCCGAACTTACCAGAACAAGATTGATACCATTTTCATCGGCGGCGAAGGTGACGGCAGCGCGCGCTTTTTGGCGCAACTGGCAACGGCATCCGGCGGGCAGAGTATCAAGGATTTTTCAGCCAAGCAGTTAGAAATATCAGTGAAGGGATTACTCAATGCCTAACAGACCGATTTACCAGCAAAAACAGGATGACCAATCAGCCGCCATCGAGGAGATTTTAGCGGATTGCTATCCGGTCATCCAGCAACGCGCCGATGTATGACAGGCAGATGGTACGGCGCGTCAGGTGGATTTGATAGTTATTCGGGAGAGTATGATTATGAACCAGGTGGATTATCTCCAGCTTATCATCACACTATTTATGTTGCAAAATGATACGAAAAAACAATAGGCGTTTTTTCGGAGATACGGAATAGAGACTTTATTACACCCGCTTGATGTAGAAATTCCAACCGAAAATGAATTTAATAAAAAACAGATAGCCGGAGATTGGTAAATGCTAACCCAACCCAAAACACTGGCCGATGAGTTGATAACAGACGGCCTATCTCAGCAAGACGCCGACGCGCTGCAACTTGCCTACGGGCAACAGCCTGATTTTGTGGCCGGTATGGCTGCTGTGGTGATGCTGCTTGCCCTCGACGAGATACCCGACCAGCGCCCGCCACAGGGTGAACCATGGTCAAGCATCTGGGATAATTGCTCGAAAGATCTGACGCGCAAAGGCGAGGCGTTTAGCGATTTCATCAAAACTCAGCCCCCCGATTTGGCCGCCGTCCTCGCGCAAGTTGTTGAGATGAAAGTCAGAAACAAACAAGCGTGGTGGTCATCCACCCTTACCGGCCAAAATGCGAACAAGAGCCCAGAGTTTTACATGAGCATCTTGGAGCATTTCGGTTATCGGTTTTCGCTCAATAAATGCACAGATACAATCGAGTGCAACGGCCATCCGATCAATGATTACATCGCTGCCGAGATACGCGCAAAGGTCAGGAGCGCCGGTATAAAGGATACTAAAGCGGTCGAAGATGCGTACACGGCGGCGGCATACAGGAAACGCTATCACCCTGTCCAGAACTACCTCGAGCGCCTAAAATGGGACGGTCACGATCACATCACCACCCTTACCGGCTTTTTTGAAGATGACAAGCGCATATTCCCGGAGTTCTTGCGCCGTTGGTTGATTGGAGCGGTTGCCAAAGCCTACCGGCCTGTAAGGACGCGGGTATTGGTGCTTGACAGCGCTCAAGACATCGGTAAGAGTAAATTTGTCGAATGGCTTGCCCTACCGATGGAGGACTATTTCCAACAGGGAAGCATCGCCCCGGATAACAAGGATCACCGCATTTTGCTTTTATCAAAATGGATCTGGGAAGTTCCCGAATGGGGAACGGTTGCCAGGCGTGCCGACCGTGAAGCGCTGAAAGCATTTCTCACCCAAACTTATATCAACGAGCGCGGAGCCTACCGCAAGTTCCAAACCTCCGGGCCTGCTCTGACTTCGTTCATTGCGACCGTGAATAACGAAATGGGACTGTATAACGACCCTACCGGCTCTACCCGCTTTATGACCTGCTACATCACCAAGATCGATTGGAAGGGCTACAGGCGTACGATTGATGTTAATCAGATTTGGGCGCAAGCTTATGATTTATACGTCAACGGGGAGAGTTGGGAACTCGACGACGCAGAGACGAAACGGGCAGACGAGATCAACAAAGAGTATCAGGTTATGGATTTAGTTGAAGAGACGATTGGGCAGCTTTTTGAGATCGAGCCAGATAACCACCTGCTGTGGTGTTCAAGCCTGAACATCATCAACCATCTGAAACAGAAGGGAGATCTCAAAGCCGGTATTGAGATTGACGTGCGCAAACTTGCATCAGCCCTTACCCGCATGGGCCTGCAAAAGCCGATACAGCGGAGCATCGCCGGGGTAAATGTCAGGGGTTACTACGGGATAAGCATAAAATATAACCCATGAAAATCTTGATTGCTTGTGAGTTTACCGGAAGAAATAGAGATGCTTTCGCGGCTTTAGGTCATGAGGCGTGGTCTTGTGATTTATTGCCGAGCGAAACAAAGGGTAATCACTATCAAGGCGATGTGCGCGATATGCTCTCTGAAAAATGGGACATGATGATTGCACACCCCCCCTGTACTTTTCTTAGCTATGCAGCTAATCATGTTTGGAATGCACCTGGTCGGGCCGAGTTACGCGAAGATGCAATGAAGTTTTTTATGCTATTTGCTAACTCAAATATCCAAAAAATCTGTATTGAAAAACCGTTAGGCTATCCCGGCAAAGTATATCGAAAGCCTGACCAAATTATCCATCCCTATTATTTTGGGGATAGAGAACTAAAAAGGACTTGCTTATGGTTGAAGAATTTGCCTAAACTTTGGTGGTGGAAAGAAGATGATTTATTTGGCAAACGCACAATGACAGAATACCCGGAGCCAACATATATTGATAAAACTGAACGCGCAAAGAAAAGATATTTTTCAGATGCAAAGCATGGTGGACACGAAAGAAGCCGCTCGTTTGGTGGAATTGCTCAGGCAATGGCCGAACAGTGGGGCGGTAGCTGTTAGCCTCTGTTACTCTCTGTTACTCGTTTACCGGCTGTTTTGTTTACTCTAGCAGATATAACAGATAATAGTGATTAAGAATTACAGTATTTATAATACTTTAGCAAACTCCATGTTAGACTTGTTAGTCTGGGAGAGCATAGTTTATCAGGCGCAAGAGCGCCGGTATAAGAGGGGATTTACAATGGCAAATCAGAATAACTCACCCTGGAGTATCAAGCATAACTACCTTGACCCGGTTGACGGCGTTATTCGCGCAATCAAACGCGAGTATGCCCAGGCCGACGAAACGCGCAAGGCTGAATTGAGATTGCGCAATCCTGACATTGATTTTGGCGATGGCAAAAAAGAAACGGAGACGAAATGACCACAGAACCGAAAGAGCGCGGGCTTGACGTTGGGCAAGGCATCCTTACCGGCTTGATTATCATGCTGCCGGTATGGGTTGTTGTTGGCGCAATATTGGCTATTGCGTTCAAGTAACTAACTATAGTATAATCACGGATAGGAGAAACAAGGCAATGTATCTATCCGATCAAGAAATAGCAGCAACGAAAAAGAAGCCGGTAGTGGTTTGTGCGCTCTCGCCTATCTGCCCACGATCCCCACGTTTGGGGCGGTTGGATGCGGGACGTTATCACCATTCGCGCACCCGAGGGCAAGAAGTTCGTTATGGCTCCCGACACACACTACCGGCGCTTTTGCAAATGTGGCGCAGAGCAAAAAGGACGCGGGGATGCGGCGGGTAGAAAGGTGGAGCCGGTATGAGAAGCGACTATACTTTGTATCATGGCGATTGTCTGGATATTTTGCCGACGCTGGCAGCGCAGAGCATCCACGCAATCATTACAGACTTACCATACGGCACGACACAATGCAAATGGGATACGATTATCCCATTCCCTGACTTGTGGCGCGTGGTCAAGCACGTTCTGAAGCCGCACGGCGCATTTGTCACGACCGCCAGCCAACCGTTTACATCGTTGCTGATTTGCTCTAATCTGGATTGGTTCAGGTATTGCATGATTTACGAAAAAACCACTACCAACCGGTTTTCTTGACGCGCAAAACAGACCGATGAATGATTACGAGGATGTTTGTATATTTTCAGAAAAACAAACTGTATATAATCCGCAAGGAGTTAAGCCGCAAACCAAGCCGCAAAACGAAGTATACGGAAAATTTAATTCCAGTTACATGACAACCGGCACAAATTATCCGCGCAGAATTATTAGATTTAAGCGGGATAGCAACAAGGAACACCCAGCCCAAAAGCCATTATTTTTATACGAGTACCTTATCCGCACCTACACCAACCCCGGCGAAACTGTGCTAGATTTGACGATGGGCAACGGCACAACCGGAGTAGCCGCAATCCAGACCGGGCGGCGCTTCATCGGGATTGAAAAAGACGCGGCTTATTTCGCTGTGGCAGGGCGCAGAATTGCCAACGCACAGCCGCCGCTATTCATCTGAGGCCACTATGACCATCTACTCACAGGCAAAACAGTTTGTTGACATGGGCGTGTCTGTCTTTCCCGTTCAATACCGGGGCAAAAAGCCACTTGTGCAACACTGGGAGCCGTACAAAGAGATTTTACCCACTGACGCCGATCTCCGCGCCTGGTTTCCGACCAATCTAAGAAACTATGCTATCTGTTTGGGCTGGCAACGGCTGGCCGTACTCGATTTCGATGATATGCAAACCTGGTACGATTGGAACTGTTATCGGTTGGACTGCAAAAGTCACCCGCTGGATAATGCGTATGCGGTCAAGACAAGCCGGGGAGTGCATCTGTATTTCTTGCTGTTGGAGGACAGGAATAATCTCAAACTCCCAGGGATTGACTTCAAAACTCACGGATACGCAGTTGGACCCGGTTCGACACATCCTACCGGCCATGTGTATCAGGCACTAAGCCCGCTCTACTTCCCAATCGTCGAGAGCCTGGCCGATGTTGTGCCGGCTGAAATGCTCGAGCAGGCCATCAGCGCGGATTACAAGCCGGTCACGCCGCTGAGTTGCGCAAGTGCGCCGGTAAGAGATTTATGGGAGTTAGTCGATAACCCCGCCCCCACTACCGGCGCTCTTTCACCGCTCGAAAGTATCAAGTCCACATGGCGAATAGAGCAGTTTTTCCACGGCGCCAAACCTACCGGCAAGTTTTTGCGGGTGATTTGTCCGTTTCACGACGACAAAGAGCCGTCGGCATGGGTCAATCTTGAAAAGCAGCTATTCGGCTGCCACTCGTGCAACATGAAGCCGATGTCAGTTATCGGATTTTACGCCGCGATGTATACCGGCGGCGATATAAAGCAAGCCATGGAGCGAATGAGCGCGAAAAGAAAATAAGCAAACCAGAACCGGAGCCACAACGCGAGAACGATTTCAGATACATAGGTGATGTTTTTGGAATGCGCACCTATCAAACCCCACACGCATACAAGACAGAGATAAAAACTCGGGGAATAGCGGCAAAGAATAAGCCAAACAGCCACAAACCTTTTTACCGGCGCATTGTCGTAAATACCCCAATGGCCTATATAATCAATGGCAAAGAGACCGTTATTCATCCCGCTTTGATGTATGATTTTGGACATATTTCATGATCTTCCCCGACGCTGTAATTAAAATGTTGCAAAACGTCCTTGATCGCCGTGTTTGGTATCGGTCATATTATCTCCAGTCAAACCACTGGCGACACTTCAAAAAGCGGGCAAAAAAGCACTACGGTAACAAATGCGCCCGCTGTTTTCGCTACGGTATCAACGGCGTGGTGATCGATGTGCATCATTTATTTTACGGCAATCTTTGGCATGAGAAGTTAGAAGATGTGCAGCTACTTTGCCGGGATTGTCACAAGCGACAACACTAAAACAGAAAACCCCCGGAGCATCGAATAGGCTACCGGGGGCTTTCCTTCAACAGGGAGGAGAAAGGAGAACAAGGCTCTTTCAGTATAGCAAAGAGCCGGTAAAAAGTCAATCTCATCTCATACACAATCAGGCCAGACGATGCAACCTTTGTACCGCTGTTCGTCCATGCACCAGTACCAGCATTTGTATACAGGCTTAAGCTTGTACCGGCGCTCTGGATGCGGATACGCCCTGGTGTAGTTTGCGGTGTGCTGTTATCAGTAATTGGGCCAATGACAGATGACCACGCCATATCAGTAATTGTTGTGGCGGGGACAGGGGCGGGGATCGTGAAATAGGTCTGGCCACTTGTGCCGGTGTTTGGTTGTCTGAATGCTACCGATATTCCGCGCCCGTCTGATTTGTAACGGTAAATCGCGCCCGCCGGTACTGCGCTAAAAACGGTAGGCACGGCGGCATAATTGAACCACTCGGGCCAACCAAGCGGAAAAGCAATGCGGCTTATTGCCACGTCGGTTATTGCCGCGTTAGCAATCACGTAATCGGTATTGGTGATGATCGTGAGCAGGGTCGCCGCAACGGTTTGCAAGACCCCGTATTTATACGCCCCGCCCGGCAGCTAAACTATTCGGAGTAAGCCCGCAGGCGATAAGCAAGCGGGTTGGAAAAAATCAGGAAGGGAGAAGGTGAAATGATGAGCGATATTGTATTACTCCCATGCATCACCTCTCGAAGAAAAAGCCAAGCAAGTCGATATTGCCTGAGCCGGCCGCACTCATGCGGTAGTAAATAGATTGATTACGAGTCGGCAAATTGGTCACAACTCTCAACCCTACGCCAACACTCGTAATCTCAACACTGACAGTACCCAGAAATATGCCCGCGCCGGCAGGTGTAGTGACGTAAAGCATTGCGCCAGACACCGTGACAGGCGATGCGTTTGCCAGTGATATAGCAGTCCACGTTGTTGCCGTACCGTCAATCAGCACCCGCCGCATATTAATGAATACTGAAGTTACCCAAGCAACATAATTTGTGATCGGATTGTGGTCGAAATCGTACAGATTTCCGCTGTCATCCGTCCGCACACTGCCTATATACCGCCTGCTTGTGTTACCGTTTTTCGTCCGCGCCACCCCGAAATATGGACTGGCTGGCGCAGTCGTCACAATCTCAACGTCGGGTGCGCCACTGTTGAGATACAGATAAATGTGGTACCAACTGTTCCCCGACAGCGATAATGACGATTTTGTTATTGCCGAAGCAACATTGATTAATGTGCCATCAGGCAAAACAGCGTATCCCGACTCGATAGTTAATGCAGTCCCACTAACCCGTAGCATTTTCAGACCGCTCAAGGCGTTCAATGGATACGTCGGAGACGTTCCTGCCACATGCCACGCCGCGCCGTCTGACACAAACATCGCGCTCCCCCCCGGCGCGATGTTGTCAAATCCGGCGGGCATGAGCAAGGAATGGGTATCGCTGGCATTGACGATAAAAAAGGGATGATTGTCTGCCCCAAACGCAGGAAATGTTATAGCGCGATTTGCCCCGCTTGGAGTAAGCCGCTGTACTGGTAAATCGGTATTGAGTAATGCCCGTGTTGCACTAATTGTTTCTGTGTTGGTAAAGCCTGGGATAAGCGGTGAAAGCTGTATCATTTCGATAAAGCCGGTATCGGGGGTGCCGCCCATGTCGTTTACAGCGCGGATACGTTCTGTGCCATCAAAGGTGACAATGTGATTGTTTTCTGCGGATAGTTTTAGGTCTGCCATTATGGGATGCTCCCTTGAATTGATACACTTGCATAAATCCAGTTTTTACCGGATGCTGAAATAGTCCAGCCGGTAGAAACTGACGCGGCTCCCGGCTTTGTGCTGGTTAAGCCTGCCCAGTTGCTATCTGCCGAAGCGTTCATCCGTTGCGTCTGACCGGCGGTTGGTATACACGTTGTGTCGCTGCCTTTTTCGATTGCTAGGATGTCGAAAACAATATCGGTTGATACGCTATCGATTGTTAGCGCCGGTCCCGTTCCTGTCCCGGTTGTCTGGTCAAAATTTCGGAATGGGTAAATCTGATCCGCGCCAAAGAATGAGATTGCGTTGACTTCAAACCAATCGTTAGCCGGGATGGTTACAACTACATTGGCAGTACCAACCGGAGGAGCCGGTAAGTACCATAACTCGAACTGCGGATAGTTATTGTTGTCGTAACGGTTTTTGTAATACCGTCTCAGGCTTTCGCCGCCATAGGTGACAGAAGTCGCATTGTTGAAAGCACGCTTTGAGATTGCGACAATAAGCATCCGGTCATTACCGGCGCTTATTGTGTGCGCAAAAGTGGAGGTAGTACCGTTGGCAGTTGTGGCAACAGATGAGGCGTCAACGGTCACGGTATTTCGCGCCCCGTCAAACGGATGAAAATAAATAGGCGTCCCAGATGGATTACCGGCATAACCGTAAATGTTATCTACCGGCTTCATATCCGAGTTATACAAGTCTGTCCAGTTCAGCCATTTTGTTTTAGTGTTCAGCGGCCAGAAAACAACGCCGGTAGTCTGAGTGGTGGTATCGTCCTTACCGGCTGCGTATAACTCGCTCACATTTGCCGCGCTTAAGATGCGATTATAGATGCGCGGGTTGACGACTTGCATATTTAGATAGACCGTAGGGGTCATTTGTGAAAAACCGACCTGCATACCAAGTCCGCCATCCATCGCCGAAAAGTATAAAGCGTCAGGGTCTATTATTGCATCTGGTATGGCAACTTCTGCACCGTCAATATACATTTTAGGCTTTGTTCGCTCATTTACGCTACCATCATGCGTAATAACAACCTGATGCCAATCATTAGCCGACACGGGCGTAGCATGTTGCCATTCGCCAACATCTAAATCACCTCCCATTATTCCATCGGTATAAGAGCGTCTGTAAAAAATCTTTTGCTCCTGAATGCCAATTGCCCAACTATATCGGGTTGCAACAATAGGATGCCATTCCAACCCGAAAAAATGAAAATATCCAGTAGATGGGGATGATTTGTAATTCAACCATACGCTCATGCTGTATTGTTTCATCGGTATAAGCGCGGGGTCGTGATGATAGGTTACTGCCTTGAAATTTTCGCTAACTTCCATGCCCAGCATTGATAAACCAAGCCGTAAGGATAGCATTGCCTTTGTTGTCCAACTAAACATGATAAGTCTGCCTTTCTCAATTTTCCACTCACGGCCACAAATATAGTGATAGCCATCAATAGCCGCAAGAGTTGATTTTAGTCTAATCAAATCTCCAGTTCCGAGGTTGAGAAATGCGCCCATCATATTTGGGGATTGATTAGCTATTGCGTATATACGATCTATGCGCGTTTCGGGTTCACGGTCAAACTCTACAATTGCGCTCGAGGCCAGTTCGGCCACCATCAAAGTTTTCTGATATTTCTGGTGCAGAGTTTTTCCGTTGACGCCGTTATCCTGTATTGATTGTAATGCACTTTCAGTATGCTCAATAGGATTATAAGTATAAATCCCATAACCCCGGCAATTGAACTGATACAGCCAGGCCGAAGTACCAGAATTTGATACTACATGAGTAAAACCTTCAGTACCGTAGCTCGCAACAACGCTTATATTAGCCGTGTAGTTTGTTCCCGTCCCGTCTTGGTTGACAGCCGCCAAATAATCCGTAGTAGCAACAGGGTCGATCATGTTCTGCGCGTTGATTGGCGCACCGCCGTTGGGATCTGCGTAATACCCTTTTATCGTGATAGAGCCGCCGCCCGGTACTTGGATCGGCTGCGCGAGGCTAAATAAAATCTGTGGGCTTGTGTCAACGCTGCGCGGATAGGCGAAATTCCCCAGGCGATTTAGTAAATTATCACCGTGAGAAATGTCAGCAGAGATAAAGGTATTGTCACCATCAAATGTTCCAGTTTCCCAATTTTCACAGAGTTCATACCCGCCATCCTCGCGCAATTCATACCCGCCATCCTCGCGGAGTTCAATACCGGCATCTTCGATAAATTCATCAAAGGTTGTTTCAGCCCGCAAGCCGTTGCGCCGGTGATGATTTTCGAGTACTAACGTTCCGCCGTAAGTTGTGTCATGGCGCATGTAGACATAGCCCATCTCAGCGAGTGCGGATTTTGCTAATTCTGAATAGGCTTTAGTCTTACTGGTCACGGTATCAAAAACTGTTGGAAATGTAAAAACGCCGGTATCAAGGGATACGGCCTGCGGTGCTATCGGCGTGTATAAGAGCGTTTGAGTTATTACCTCGTCCGCTGTTTTGTCGGTCAAAATGCCAGGGTTTACAATCGGGTGTTTACTGGCAAAATCAAACCAATCCAAGCAGGTTACGCTTACCGTTGGCATTCCCTTTTGACGCGGATCAATCTCAATCCCGCCCGGCGTAGCGATGCGCCCAAATATCGGGTAGTTTTGCGTCTTGTAGGTAAACACAATCTTGACCGGGATACCAACATGCCAACCCGATAACGCGGAGGCATGGCCGGGGCTGTACTTGCCTGTAAAGTTTTTGAGCGTAAACGAAAACTCGCCAACATCGGCCACCCTGTCTACCGGCGAATTTGTTGCAAACCCATCACGCCCAGCAACAGAGCCGGTAATAACGTCGGCTGTTATGTCGGTCCAAACGCTATTGAGATACGCCCAAACCGCATAAACCAAGTCGGTTACATGTGTCATTATTGGCCTACCGATTGCAAACCAGTGAGGAAGGCGCGCGCGAGACGATTTTCGTCAACCATCTTCTTATTGATTAGCTCCTGCAAGAGTGCATCTGTGCGGCTTTCCCGGTTGGCCTGTGTGATCGTGACAGTCTCGCCACCACTCGCAGTATTCCCGCCGGGCATCATAAAACTCTCGTTACCACCACCAAACGGGATTGTAAACGAACCGCCGCCCGCGTGGGGGGTTGATTGATTTGCGTACTGGTACGCATAGCCACCCGGTAAGGTTTGCGGATCAACGCCAGATGTCGAGAAAATGAAATTGATATTTCTCTGAGTTGGGATCGCGTTGATTGACTGCGTGATTTTGTCGGCTTCACTCCACGCGGCTTTGGCCTTTGCTACAACATCTTCAGACCACAAACCCCAGGCCACTTGCTGATCGGCAAACGCGGCAAACTCGTTCTCTGTCCAACCATCGCGGGCAAGGTTTTGAGCGAGTATGTCTGAGATAAACTGTAACGTTTGTTTCTCGCGCTCTTTGGCGAGATCGGCTTCAGCCTGCTTGATTTCATCTAACTTTTTTAGCGAACCCTGGATCTGTTCACTCTGTTCCCAATAACCTTGAGCGCGAAACTTGGCTAAATCCTGCTCGGCCTGGATGCGCTGATCGTTCAAACTCTGTGACTTTTCGGTGTAGCTTTCTTCGGCTGACTGAATGCTATTTATCAACCCAATGCGCCCGGAGAGTACTTCCGATAATGCCTTTGCGGCTTCGGCGGCGGCTTTCTCTTTTTCTTCGAGCTGCGCCTGAGTATCGGCCAGGGTAACGGATGCAAACGTTGCATCTTCCATTGCTTCTGTGTTCTGGGCGTACGCTTCCTTGATGTCATTTATGAGCATTACCAGACCTACCGGCGCAATTGCCCGGAGTAGGTCTTTCCACTCAAAACCGGCTTTGATATTGTTGTTTATGCTTGTAACCACAGCAGCGAAAATGGGTAACAATCCCATCGAAAGAGTAACCTTCAACCCTTCGATGCTATCATTCCACTCGTCAATCGCCAGGCGCGCCTGTTCTGCACTATCAATCTGATCTTGTGACAGAATTAGACTTTGACTGACGGCGGCGGCTTGCGCTCGTAATGCCACGCTGCCCTGGTCAAGTGCCTTTGCCCACTGCAAACCACCACGCCCCAAGTTCTCAATGATAAAAGCGTTTTTCTCTTCGGCTGAGTTGAGAGAGCGGTATTGATCGCTAAGTTTTGCAAGAGTGTCAATGTTGGGGGCCAAGCCGTTTTTTGTAAGAGCGCGAGTAGCTGCGAGGGCTTCTTCGGCGCTGATTTCGTAATCGTCAAGCACCTGTATAAATCGGCTTGTCTCTTCGGCGCTCTCTCCCCCGGCGCGTACCATATTATCAACGGTCATAGCGTATTCAATACCCGTCTCAATTACATCTTTGAGCGCAAGCCCCACGCCGACAAGCACACCAATAAGAGCGGCGTTTGTAGACAAAAAGCCCGTCATTTTCTCACGGGCATTTTCAAGACCTGGTGCAAGCGCCTTAGATTGCTTTGTAGTCTCGCCGAGGGATTTATTAACCTTCTCAATTACAGGCGTCCCGTCGTCTTTTACGCTAAAACGGATTAGGATTTCATCTACCATGCAAGACACCTCATTTCACGAATTTTGGCTACGATCTCAAACTGGCCGGGGTTGCGCTCTGCCCACTGTGCAAATCGGGTAGAGCCTGCCTGATATGATTTTACAGCACGATAGATATTCAGGCAAGCGCCCCACCTTCTGAGCTTTCGAACCGGGATTGTGCCAGGATATAAAGCGGATGCGCCCCAAATCTCAGCTTGAAACGCTTCTGCTAATTCTGGCGGCGGCGGATTTTCGTCACTATCTTCTGCATAATCCGCCGTCGCCAATATTAGTTTTTTGGGATTTCGACCGCTTCCAAATAGATCACGCCGACCTTCTCAGCCAACCACGCCACGAGCCCCGGTTTCATTTTGTCAACGTCGCCCGCAACCATTACCGGCGCTTTTATCCAGCCCGCCGTGATTGCGGCCTTGACCATCATCCCGCGATTGCTTGACATGGTAAGCGTTTCGTTTGCTTCGAGCACTTCAACAGCGGCGGTGATGTTTTTCGCGGCTTCGGCAAAGATGACCAAGAGCGCCGGTAAGGATTGCGCCGTTACGTTAATCGTCTTTAGCTGCTCCATCGTTGCGCGTAAGTATGGCTTGGCATCTTCCGACCGCAAGGCGCGGGCGGCGCGTTCCCACGCTTCCACGTGCTCTTGCAGCGGTTCGTCAATAATCTCAAACGCCTGTTTTCCCAGTGTGTAAATCATAGGTTATACGGTGGTCGGGGTGACTGCGCCATTAACACGCAACGAGATGGTGATTGCGGTCATCTGGTTATGCGTGATCGGATCGCTCACGGATGTGACAAAGGCCTGAGCGTTGCGCTTCGGCTTGCCAGCGGTTGCGCCCTGCGGCCAAAACTCGGCGGTCGCTTCGGCGGTCGTTACTTCCATCGCGGCGCGAATGGTGCCAGCAACATCATCCCAGGCATTGACTGTGATGGTCGAAGAACGCTCGCTCGGGTAAAATTCTTTATCAAGCTGGTTTGCACCGGTCGCTTCGAGTTCATCACGAGTACGCGGCCAGTCAACAGATACCAGCGTTCCGGCGGGGAAGGTGAAGCCGCCGAACTTGAAAGCCATGTTTTTTCCGTCAAACTTTGCCATTTTTCAGGTTCCTTATTGGGGCAGGGAAACAACGCCAAACTTAACGTCTGTGGTGGATGCTTCGAGGTAGACGTTGCCGTCGGTCTGTACCCAACCCTCACGTGAGAACGGGCCGAAAACGGCATACTCACCCGCGCCGATACTGTACGCGGTAATGTCGCCGGTACGGTTGTTTTTTGGATCTGCAACAGAGTTGATCGTCACGGTGCCAGCACCAGCGCCGGTATTGTGGGCAAATACCAAATCTTTGCCACTGGCAGAAAATTGGGCTTTATTCACCAAGACGGTGACAACCATCGCCACGTCCAACGAATTGGCTGTAGGTTGGATTGCCGGGAAATTGCCAGGAGCGGCGGTTTTTACAAGTGTCAAACGTGCCATCTGATTACCTCTTTCTTAGGTATAAATGTCGGTACGAATTGTGATAATTTCGCGGCGAAATGTGCGCCCGCCTTCGTCAACGATCATATCAGGATCGGACATGCCAACGATTGTTAGCCTGCTCCAATCGGATGTCTCTTGGTTGCCGTTGAATAAGTCACATAACGTCTTTTCTGTGTCATCAATTTCATCTTCGCTATTTTCGGCCGTCCAACTATTACCGGTATCCTGGTAAAGCACGAACACATAAACGCGAAACTGAAAAGAGCTATCCGCCGTAACCTGGTCGGCGGCTTTCATCTCGCGCATACTGCCAACGGATGAGACAACGATGTTACGCGCCTTCGACAAGTTTTCGACCGTCTTGTAGGCAAACACGTCCCACGTTGCGCCGAAAGCGGTATCAATCAACGCGGCAACGGCTTTTCTGATCGTCTTGCGATTGGTTGCGCTACTTGGCATATAACACCGCGTTCCTGATTGTATCTTTTGCGCGCTCGACTACTTGCTCGCCTATTTCGGATATAGTCCGGTCATAAAAGGCATGTTCACCACCGTGCGCGTTTTCGTAAATACCATAGATTACCGGCTTATTTTTCGTTTTCGTCCTGCGAGGCGAGACACTTTTAGGGTCGATACTCACTGTCCCTTGCAGTTCGTCTATGTCCATCCGATGAGACGATTTGAGCGCACCACCGCCGGTATACTTGCCCACGTGCGTAATCTGGGTCGCGTACCTGTGCAGACTGATAATCGCATCCTTGACGGCTTGACCGGCTGCACCTTCGGGCCTGACAGCGGCGATACGGCGATTATTCCGCTCCTGCGCTTTTTGGATACCCTGGATTGACAACTCTGGTTTATACGCCATTGCGGAGATCCTCAACGATGATGCGCAAGCGGGTATCAGCGGACGGGAGCCAATGCCATTTCTCGACATGGTAAATAGGATACTTCACCGCGCCGATTACCAGCTTATCGCCCTTGCGTATATCCGGCGCATCCTGCAGGCAGGTTTCCCAAGTCACATGCGGGGTATTGATTTCGAGCCGTTGTTTAGTCTCAGCATCTACCGGCGCAAGTGGGGTTATTTTCAGCCCCGAAAGATTTGCAACAAAGCCGGTAAGAGATGCGCGCTCGGTTGACGCCGTGACGGTGGTCATAGCCGCAAAGCTGTAATCAATCATGCGTCATCCTACGAACTACTACGCCGCCAGTCGGGGAGCCGTCGCCACTACCGCCACCTAACATCTCGGTAATTGCAGCGCGTTTTTGGCTTAGGCTCTGTTGATACGGGCCTGTGCGTGTATCAACTTCAACCGCGTAATCGCTCTGCAACTGCTCGAGCATCTCGCGCCGGGTCGCATCAATCGCGGTTTGGACGGTCAACGGGTCAAGCCAACGCACATCAGGATTGCCGGTATCAGGATCAATCGCCCCCGCATTGCGGAGAGCTGCGTCAATGGCGTAGGTATAGGAGCCTTCGGTCAACGCCCCGTTTGGGGTAGTGTTCAAGCCGCGCTCAGTTGCGATACGTCCAAGTTTTGTATTTACTGCTGTTGCAATTTGCGCACGGGTGACAGGGACAAACCAGAGCCAGGCGTCATCAATCCGCAAATCGCCGGGGGCGCTCTCGTTTTCGATCTTAACGTTATAGGTTGTACCAGGGACAAGGCCAATTGTGTAAATCGTCTCAGTCCACGTTGCGGTAGTTGCAACGAGGTTATTTGTGACAACGGGCAAACCTGCGCCGTCCGTGATCGATACTGTCGCCTGCGCCCCAACAAGAGCGCCGGTAGGGGATTTTGCACTTATGTGTAAGCTATAGGCGCGGCTATGGATGACCGCGAAAGCCTGAGAGATTGCCCCACCTACCGGCAAATTCGCCATGCCGTAATGCTCATCTCCATCGGATACAAGATAAACCGCGCCGCCGGTCGAAGTCCAACCGTTTAGGTTATGTGCGAAGTCGTGATTGATAAACAGTGATCGACCGGCGGGCATGGGTTATTCCTCGCTCTTGATTTCAGCGTCCATCGGGAGCGCGTCATCAATCTCACGCGATGGGCTAAACGGTTTCGCCAGGGGGCGACCGGCGCGCTGATTGCCGTCAGCTTTTTTGTACGCGGCTTTTTCATCAGCCGACGCGAGACGCCAGCCGGGGAGTTTGAGCCGCACGCGGGCCAGTTCTTCACTGACCACGTGCATCGCGCCTTTGGGGTTGACGATCAGATAAAACTTTTCAACCTCATCAGCGGCGAGAGCCGGGGCAACATAAGCAGATTTCTTATTCGGAGCCATATTCACCTTTCTGTAATTTATGAAGCGTGAGTAATGGCCGGGGAGGCGTACAGCTTGCCGTCTGGCATTACCAAGATAAGATAATTCGTCAGCGCGCCCGCTTCTGTCATGGCGATATCAATATCACCATCAGCCTCAGACGTAACGATACCGGCGAGGTTTGCAGTCCATTCAATCAGCAAGCCATCAGTACCGGCGGCAGTTCCACCGCTCGGGGCTGTGCCGATTGCATCTCCATTAGCATCTGCAGACAGATACCAAAGCAAGGTAACACGTTCGCTGATTTCATTGCCGTTTTCACGATCAATCAACTGGATTGATACGGTTTTCACATTTGCGGCTTCGGCAGCCACCATAAAAACGGGTTTGATTTTGATGCTTTTGCTTTCGGCGTTATCGAAGAGAGCCATTTTTTATTTCTCCAATTGGGCGGGCATTGCTACCCGCCCAACTCTATGTCAATCTCAGATTTCGTCAGTCGAGACGGCGATACCGTGCGAGTCACGCATTTCGGCGACACCGTACAGGGTATCGAGGGTGAACTTCGCGCCGAGGTAGTTGTGATCGTAGCTCATGGTAACGCGGACGGCGATACCGTCTTCGTTCAAAACGCGCTGTATAACGCCCATACCGGCGGGGGCAACGGGCAGCGGGCGGTTAGCCATCACAATCGCATTGCGCTGGAAAGCCATATTTTTACACTGACCACCGGCCACGGCGATTTGCTGATCCATGAACACATCAAATCCCATAAAGCGCCCAACGAGACTATCGGCGGCCTTGCCACCCAACGCGGCAGCGTACTCGGCGTTGATGACTTTCTCGATACCAAGAAATTCATAATCCGCATCTTCATGCAGCACGAAATTACGATTGGTCAGGGGGGCTTTGGCCGCGTTCAGCAGGCGGCGGGCTTCGCGGAAGGTTCCTTCGCTCAGACCGGCAACGGCGTTGATCGACTGCGAAAAGCCAGCGTACAGCGCGGCGATGTCATCGTCGATCTTTTCGGCCATTTTCGCCATCGCATCCGCGGCATACACCTGGAACCAATCCGGGCGGGCAAAGGCTTTGGCGATGTCCTCGATCACGAAACTGACTTCCTTGTGCTTGTTCAGCGTCAAGGTGTACGCGGCATCGTCCGGGGCATTCAGGGTGATGACGGTATCAGCGGTTTTGTCGTTGACAGTCAACGCTCCACCATAGGGAATTTTCACAACGTTACCAAATTCGGCAACTTCGTTCTCATAATCCCGGTTGACGAGACGGGCCAGAACGGTATTACTCTGGAGGTATTGCAGCGCTTCGGCTGCGATGATAGTAGGGGTACTATCGGCTACGAGTGCGGCAGTAATGTTTGCCATTTTAGCTAATCCTTTTTCAGGTTATGGATGGATTAGCAGGTTATACGCTTTTTACGTGTTCGCCACGCCTGCAACAATTTTGTTACTGTTTCTTTCGGTACGCCTCACGGATCTTCGCGGGGTCTGTTTCTTTTGTAAAGTCGATTTCAGGGGAGCCGCCGCTACCGTTCAGGGGTGCGAGGCCTTTGCCCTTGTCATCGGCTTTCGGCGCTGGTTTCAAAAGCGCCAGTAAGCCTTCGGCGTCCTGTAAAAGCTCTTCCTCGGTCTCACCCTGCAGCCTGGTGTACAGGTCAGGGATACCCTTTGAGGATGCAACTCTCAAACGCAGATTGATAGCGCGTTCTTGCTTGAGTTCGCCTTCGGTTTTCTCAAAGAGAGTTTTATAATCGCTCACCTCTTTAAGCTTTGCCGCGTCTGCGTCAGCTAACGCCTTCTCGGCTTTTGTTGCCCTGGTGGAGAGTTCCTTAAATCGCGGGTGTTTGAAAATCTCTTCCCACGATTTAGGCGGAGCGTCTTTTGCTTCCGGCTCTGTCGTTGGTTCTGTTACTGGATTTTCATCTGCCATGTCGGCCTTTCCCGGTTTTTACGCACCGCTGCGAAAACTACATCGGGATGATGTAGAAAATAAATGTTCCTGATTTTACATTGCCACCCTGAGCAATAACCGCCTTCGGGTAGCCCACGCTGATCGGTAAAACGATGTCAGTCAGAGCCGTGCCATCCGTACCCAGGGCCGCATACGCGCGCGGGTAAACGAGCTGGTCTGTATTGAAATCGGCCTTGACCAAAACCGGGATACTGACTTCGGCCTGCTCAAATGTCAGGGTAACATCAACGCCGTCAGCAAAGTCACCATCAGCCAATTGGACGGCATACAAAACGCCGTTTATGCGCTGTGTTGCCTGGGCGGTACCAACTCCCCCGGCGTCTGTCGTAACTGCTACGCGGATCATGTCCATAAGATAATGCCTCCAAACTAATATCAAGTATACGACAATCCCCAAAAAAAACAATACCCGCCACAAGCCACACAGAAGGGCTGTGCTGAAAAGTTCGTGCGCAATCCTCCCGGCAAAAATAGCGTTTTTTAGTTATTTTTAGCCCTATATATGGGTATTGGTTAGTTAGTTACATAATATAAGCCATATATGGGGGTATAAAATGCGGCGATTTCAGAGTTATACCCTTATCAGATTACCCATTGCTAAAATGCGTGCGCTGTAGCCCTTCCTGTGGTCATGCAGGCATAATCTTTTTAGAGATAATCCGCGCAATCAAAACGCCGTTTTTGCATATTGTATCTTTGTATCAAAATCCTATAATCCATTGACAAACCTAGCGATAGGATACATACTAAATACATAGGAGATATGAGATGACAAAAACTAACTGGACTACCAAAAGCGGCAAGACAATCGAAATCGAAATCACTCGCAGGGTTGGCACTCGGTTGATCGAAATCAGCAGCATGAGCATCGACGGCAAAGAAATCAGCACCGGCGCAAGCATCCGCCCCGAAGGAATACAGTTTTTTATCAACGGTCAGAAACTTGTCACCCCGATGCCCGCCACCGTCGCCGAAATGATCAAAATATGCGCAACGAAGACCAGATAACCGAAGCACAAATCTGGGCCCAGGCCCAGGCCGAGAAATACGAAGCATCCGTCCGCAAAATCAACAACACCATGAGCAAGTAAAAAAGGAGATCGAAATGAAAAAGACCTTTGAACACCCCTACCACAATGCCCGCGTAACGCTCGACGTAACCGACGGGCAACCCCTGACCGAAGCGCAGCAAACAAAACTCGAAAAGACGCTCTGCGGCATGAGTAATTGCCAATGCAATTTTTACCCGGTCATGTCGGACGATGGTCACTGGTCAATTTATAAAGACGGCGCAGTTATCGCAGACGCCACAGCCAAAGCCGCCACCGCTCTCGGCTCTATAAAATCGGAGCGCAAATCTAAGACCAGCGCCGAAAACGGACGCAAGGGTGGGCGGCCAAAGAATAAGTAAAATAATTAAACTCCCCGAATAGGGAGCTTCCTCCCCTTACCGGCGCTCTTGCAATCATAAATCACGTTTTTGTAATCATAGACAACAACTCTACCAGATGATGGGAGAGCAAAAAAGCGCCATTAAGAGAGCGTAAACGACTATTGAACTATACGCAACTCTCCCAGCTCTCCCACAAATAACACTATATTGCTTAAAGTCCTACAAAATAACGTAAATGTTAATCAATATTATCTGTTATATCTGGGAGAGTATATAGTATTAAGAGAGTGCTGTTTTTATGTTATTTACTATTGAACTACACGAAATTTATCTATCCCAGATGATTTATTTCATCTGGGAGACATCTGTTAGTCTCTGTTAGAGTAATAAAAAGAGCGCCGGTATAAAGGGCGCTCTGCTTTATTATTTACTGTTGAATTTTTTGTAAATGTCTTTTCTTTTGTGCTTCTGACATTTTAGCTCTAGTCTCTGGTGATCGTACTGCTCCTAGTGCGTTTTTATTACCTTTTCATAACTGCTGACATCTTTTCTTTTGCTTCCTGAGTATGCTTTCGTCCTTTATTAGCGTTTGATATTTTCTCACAATGCTCTTTGGTATGTTTACGTCCTACTAAAGTTGGTATTGGTTTTCCCTTATGAATAGCCGACAATTTCCTAGAATTACCCCTATTCCAACTGAGGGATTGAAACTATTATATCACCTACCACGCCGAGACGTTGCATGACTTGGGTAAATTGGCACTCTCTTTTTTGTTTCAGCACGTGCGTTTAATTCAGCTTTGGCGGCGTTTTTCATTTCATCTGTGGTTATTCCAATCTTTTCAAACTCTTCGTTATACAAAACTACGCTACTTCTACAATACCAATGCGCTGGACTTGTATATATTTCGTCAGCAAATCTTGGGGTTCCTCTTAGGATAAAGTTTTCATCCATACCGACAATCTGCCCATGTGCTTGTAAACAACAGTCCGTAGTTCTTTCGTCCAGTGTACTCACCCATTGGCGAGAATAAGTAGTTTCTGTATCGGCCTTGTTCAGCGCCATAAGATAAGCCCCGACAAGTCCAACGCCATACGTCCAAACGCCGCGCTGCTCTTCCAAACCCGCCTTTGTACCGGCGCTTGCCCAGGCTGATTGCCTACCAGCGTTTGCGCTCTCAGAGATAAGCAGGGCCGAGACTTCATCTGGGGCGGCGTTGCTTATCCGCAATCGTGCTGCCGTCGTTTGTATCGCGCTTTCGAGCTGCGTGATCCATGCCGGGGTGGAGGTAAAATAAGCCTGCTCACCGTCTAAAGCATTACCGGCGGTTTGGCCGGCTAGAACGTTTACATCAATTCCCCGCGCAAGCCCTACGCGCTGCGCCGTCTGGATTTGCTTACGGGCATAATTGAGTACGGTTATACGCTCAAGTTTTGCGGTATCGCGCCCGGATGCCACTACAGCCCGCTTGAGATTATCCACCTCGCGCAACATGGCGGCCACACCGGGACGGGTGATACCATCACGGTCGATAATCTCTAGTATCCCGCGCCGTGCCTCACGCCTGGCAACTTCAACCGCCCGCAAATGGGCAGCTTCTACCGCTGTTAGTTTAGTAATAAACTTTTGCGCGTTTGCCACATCAGGCATTTAGAGCGCCTTCCAAATTGCTACCAGCCGCCCGCATATTGTTAAGCTCGATTTGCATCATCTCAAGCTCGATAAGCTGTTTAGGTGAGGCCGGGATAATTGCCCGGTCAGGGTCAAGGATAAGCTCAGTATCGGCCAGTGCGGCCAGTTCTGGGATGCCCATCTCAATACCGGCTGCACCTGCCAGCATCATAGCCATTACCAGCGCCCGGTCATAGTTGGGGCGCGTCCGTTTGATCTTGATAACCAGGTCAATAAGTTGTAACTCGATAGTCTCAGCGGCAATCTGTGATGACTTGCGGATGTCGTCAAATGACAGTTCGGGCAGGCTGCTTGTTACACCTGTTTTGATTTCACGAATGAACTCAAGAACGCCGGCAATATCAACCTTTGGCACAATCGCATTGACCGCCGCGTTTTCGGGAATAAACCACATGTAATCAGATCCCCGCTGAAGCTCGGACGGTTCCGCGCCACTGGTCACAAATTGCGGATCTGCGTTTTTGCGGATAACCTCAGACAGTCGGCTTGACATTTCGTTGAGTTCGTTCAGCATCGGGATTGACTTTTGGAATGTGCATTCTCCCAACGCCGTGCCGTCTGCAATGTGAACGCATTCGATAATCGGGATAACCCCTTGCTCATTTGTGTACTCAGGCTCGCGATCATCGTAGCCAAACGGCTCGCCATTTTTGAACGTACGGATAAACTGATCTGTGATGGCCTCGGCATACTCAAACTCATCACCGGCATTATCCTGGCGGATTTCGACATACAGCGCCATGTCTGGGGCCTGCTTGTATTGGGCGGATGATACCAACATAAAATTGATCGGGCGAATGGGCTGAATAATTACCTGCTTGTTATCTCGTACATCAGCCACGCGCAAACCGCTAACACCATACATGGCGCCGTAGTGGACAAACAAAACGCCGTTTGTGTCCCACGCCGACATATCAAAAAGCACATCGCGCGCCTTGCTCCACACCTCGAACTTTGGATCTTCTGGGGGAAATGACCAACCCGCCGGTATGACGCCCGCGTCCACATCAACCGCGCGCGAAAGGGGCAGAAATAGCGGCTTGATTTCTTTG